CGGCGCGGGCGAGGCCCGCCTCATCGACGTGCACCCGATGGGGTGCCGCCCCGGCACGCTGGCCTGATCCCAGCGGCCACCACCACCCCACCGAAGGAACACCCTCCAGATGAGCCTCCAGATCACCCCGCAGACGATCCGCGACCTCCGGGTCGGCATCCACATGACCCTCACGAAGGGTCGCGGCATGGCCTCGCCCTTCTGGTCGCGCTTCGCGGCCAAGGTCACCTCCAACACCAAGCACGTCAGCCTCCCCATGCACGCGGCGACGGCCAAGCTCCGCCGCTGGGATGGCGAGCGGAAGGTGATCGGCGGCAAGGCCTACGACTACCGCGTCACCCCCGACCGCTTCGAGCTCACCCTCGGCATCCCCGTCGAGGAGATCGAGGACGACAACTGCGGCGCCTGGCAGAACACGATCATGGACATGGGCGTCCAGATCGAGCTCTGGCCCGACGACCTGGTGATCGCCGTCCTCCTCGCGGGCGAGTCGGGCCTCGGCTTCGACAACAAGGCCTTCTTCGCCAACGACCACTCGCTGAAGACGGGGACGACGATCGACAACCTCTTCGGGAGCACCAGCCTCACCAAGGACAACGTCGCGGCCGTCATCGCCGAGATGAAGTCGTGGGTGGGCGAGGACGGCAGGAGCCTCCGCGTCACCCCCAACAAGCTGGTGGTGCCCCCCAGCCTGGAGGACACCGCGCGCCAGATCCTCGCGAGCGACCTCCTCGCGAAGGTGTTCGGCAGCAACACCGCCGCCGCGGCCGACACCAACTCCATGCGCGGGCGCCTGGAGCTGGAGGTGCTGCACGAGCTCTCCGCCGACGCCGGCGGCAACGACACGAGCTGGTACGTCGCCGACTGCACCAAGCCGACCAAGCCCCTGGTGTTCGTCGAGCGCGTGGCGCCGACCATCACCAACAAGAACAGCTCCAACGACGACAACGTCTTCAACGACGACGAGGTCCGCGTCGGCGTGCGGGCGAGGGGCGCGGCCGGCTACGGCCCGTTCTGGCTCATGGCGAAGTGCAACGCCTGATCGGCGCTCGCCCCGTCGTGCCCCAGCTTCCGCCCGCCTGACACCCTCCCGCCCACCGGGGCGGCCCTCTCCCTGACACCGGCGCCTCCTCGCGCCACCGCCCCGGAACACCCCCGCCATGGCCTACGCCACCCGCACCGACCTCACGCGCTTCGGTCTCCCGAGCGGCGCCCTCGCGGGCGTCGCCGACGCCACCCAGGACGCCGCCCTCGAAGCGGCCTCCGACGTGGCCGACTCGTACATGCGCTCCCGCTACACCCTCCCGCTCACCGGCTACGGCGACGACCTCAAGCGGGCCGTGTGCGCCATCGCCGCCTGGGACCTCCTGACGACCCGGGGCTACGACCCCAACGCGGGCGGCGACGAGGCCGTGAAGCTCCGCCACGACGCCGCGATGAAGTGGCTCGGCGACGTGAGCGCCGGCCGGGCCCACGTGAGCGGCGGCAACACCACCCCGACCGCCACGCGCCATGCCCGTGCGAGCTCCCCGCGCACGGGGAGCGACGACCGGAGGGGCTGGTGATCCGCGTCGAGGAGTCAGGCACCCCCGTCGACGTCCTCGCCGACGCGCTCGAGGTGCTCGGCGACACGGAGGCGCTGGCACGCGCGATGGCCGAGACCGCGAGCGAGCTGGTACGCAGCACCTTCAGCGCCACGCGCTCGCCCGACGGCCTCCCCTGGCGCGAGGTGAAGCGGCCGCGCGCGGGCATCGGCGGCGCGCTCCTCCTCTCCGGCGCGCTGCGCGACGAGGCGTCGCAGGCCTTCCCGGACGCCTACGGCTTCGTGCTCCTCGTCGAGAGCGTGAAGGGCGTGCACCAGAAGGGCCTGCGCAAGCGCAACCTCCCCGCGCGCCCGTTCTACCCCGTGCCGACGAGCCTCCCCGCGTCGTGGGAAGAGGCCCTCGGCGCCGCCGCCCTCCGCTCCCTCCAAGCCCGGCTCCCGTGACCGTCCCGACGCACCTTCTCCAGGTCGCCACCGCGGTCATGGCGCACGTGGTCGCCGAGGACGCCGCGCTCACCAGCGCGTGGGAGCTGTCCCTGTCGGCGCTCCCGAAGCACGCGGCGCCCCCGCGCATGGTCTGGATGCCGACCACGGAGCGGCTCGTCGAGGCCCAGAAGCGCCCGGGCCCTCACAGTCTCGGCGATCTCCTCGCCGGCTTCGCGGTCGCGATCTGGGGCGCGGACATCGACGCCACCGAGACGCTCCGCACGCGGCTCCTGCGCGCGCTCCTGCTCACCCTCGGCCCGGAGCCCTTCCGCGGCTCCTACGCGGGCGATTGGATCCGCGACGTGGGCGCCACGTCGCTCGGCGCGGGCTACCTGCTCACCGGCGCCTACGCCCTCGACGTGCCCCGCGCGCCGACTGCCCCGGCCACCGTCACCACCTCCACCTTCGTCCTCGACACCACCCGCTCCACCACCGGCGACGGCCTCGTCGACGCCGGCGAAGGGATCTGACCCCCCATGAGCATCGCGTCCATCACCGGCTCCATCAACAACCGCGGCCTCGGCCTCCCGCGGGGCGTCGTCCGCCCCGTCGCGCTGGCCGGGTGCTCGTCGGCGGGCACCGTCGACTCCCCGACGATGGTCTACTCGCGCGACCAGGCCATCTCGACCTTCGGGCACGGCCCGCTCGTCGAGGCGCTGTGCTTCCTCTTCGCCTACGGCGGCGGCCCCTTCGTGGCGACCCGCACGACGACGGCCACCGCCGGGAGCGCCGGGAGCGTCACCCGCGCCGGCACCGGCGCGGACGGCGACGCCTGGGCGATGACCGTGTCGGGCACCCCGCGCGACGCCTACAACGTGAAGGTGAAGGTCACGCGCTACGGCGCGACCATCGAGGCCCTCACCGCGGCGGTGCGGTACAGCATCGACGGCGGGTCGACCTACAACGCTGAGCAGCCCGTCCCCAGCTCGGGCGCGGTGGTGCTCGGGGACACCGGCCTCACGGTCACCTTCAACGACGGCAGCGACGCCGACGAGGCCTTCGTCGACGACGTGTACTCGTTCACCTGCACCGCGCCCGTCTGGGACGCCACGGGGCTCGCGTCAGCGCTCCTCGCGCTCAAGAACGCGGGGCCCACCCTCCGGCACGACGGGGTGATGGTCGTCGGCGACGTGAACGCGACCAGCTTCGCGACGGTGAAGACCGCGCACGACGCGCTCGTCGCCGCGTCGAAGGCGCGGTGGTTCCTCGTCAACGCGCGCGACCAGGACGTCGCCGGCTCGGAGTCGAACGCCACGTACACCGCGGCGCTCCTCGGCGGCTCGCCGGGCTTCGCGGGCACGAGCGCCGACCTCATCTTCAAGGCCTTCGGCTTCGGGAACATCGACAGCCAGGGGATCGGCGGGATCTGGCGGCGGCCGGTGTCGTGGCCCCTCCTCGCGGCCCTCGTCGGCCGCCCCCTGCACTACCACCCCGGGCGCGTGCGCTCTGGCGTGCTCCCCGGCATCCGCACGGGCGAGCTCCACCACGACCTCGCCGCGAGCGCGTTCAGCCTCATGGACACGGGCGGCTTCTGCGGGGCGCAGTCCCTCGAAGGCGTCGACGGGTACATCGGCACCGACCGCACCTGCGCGGCGGCGGGGAGCGACTTCGCCACCGCCGGCATCATGCGGGCCCGCATCATCTGCTACGCGCTCCGAGTGCTCATGCAGCGGTGCGCCGAGGAGGCCAACGCCGAGCGCGAGGTGCAGGCCGACGGGACGCTCACCACGGCCGAGGCCGACGCCCTCGACGCGTCGCTGACCTCGTACATGCAGACCGAGGTGAACAACGCCAAGCTCTCGCGGAAGTACTGCACCGACGCGGCGGTCTCGGTGAGCCGCACCGCCAACGTGCGCGACACGGGGCAGATCCCCGTCCGCCTGCGCGTGCAGCCGCTGGCGTACTCCACCAACATCACGATCGAGGCAGCCTTCGCCGCCTCGGTGAGGAGCTGATAGGCCATGTCGCAGGAACTGAACGACGTCGTCCCGAGCTGGGTCGACATTCGGCTGGACATCGACGGCGAGGAGCTCACGGGCTTCGAGTCGGTGAGCTTCGGCGACAAGATCGAGGACGAGACGGTGTACGGCGCGGGCCGCCTCCCGCGCGGCCGCACCCGCGGCACCTACGTCACCGAGGACGGCTCCCTCACCGTCCACAAGGACGTGGAGATCGAGCTCATCCGCCGCTTCGGTGACGGCTGGGGCGACAAGCGCTTCCAGATCACCGAGACCATCGGCCTCCCCGACGGCAGCAACTCCATCACGGTGGTGGAGTCGTGCCGCTTCAAGGGGTCGGGCGGCGGGGGCGAGAAGGGCAACAGCGCCCTGACCCGCGAGCTCCCCTTCAGCTTCATGCGTATCAAGCGCGACGGGAAGTACCTCGTCGCCGGGACCCGGTGAACACCATGCCGAAGATCAGCGACGACGACTTCCAGAAGCTCAAGACCGCCAACCCCCGCGGCCTCATCACGCGCCTCATCGGCCCCGAGGAGGCCGAGGACGACGCCTGCGACGAGTACGTCTTTCGCGTCCCCACGCGCGGGGACTTCAACGGGTACAAGAACCACCAGAAGCGGTCGCTCCTCGGGCAGGCCGCGCCCGACGCCGCCGCGAGCCTCGCGCGCGTGTGCCTGCTCTTCCCGAGCAAGGAGGACTTCGACGCGCTCCGCGAGAAGGCCCCGGCGATCGTGGAGGACCTCGGCGAGGAGCTCGTCGAGGCCGCGGCCGCGGGGCTGAGCGTGCGCGAGGGAAAGCGCTAGAGCTCGCGCGGGAGACCGCGTCGGAGGACGTCCACGTGGCCGCGGATGCGCTCCTGGCGCTCCTCGGACACGACCCGGACACCGCCTCCGACGAGGCCCGCGCGGGCGCCTTGCTGCTGGCCGATCACATGTCTCTGCAGGATGCCTTCGTGAAGGGCATCGCGCGCGCCTTCGGGGGCGGGCGCACCACCGAGAGCACCGCCGACCGCCTCCGCGGTCGCTCCCGCATCCGCCGCTGAACCCCACCCAATGAGCGAAACCCGCTGGAGAGTCACCCTCGACAACCGCGCCTCGCGCGGGGCCGTGAAGCTCACCCGCGAACTGCGCGAGCTGGCCAAGGCCATGCGCGAGGTGAAAGAGGCTGCCGCCGGCCTCGGCGGTCTCGGCGGCCTCGGGGGCGGGCGGCGCTCCGGCGGCGGGTCCGGGTCCGGTGGCGGTGGCGGACTCGACCGCGTGCGCCGCGCGCACCGGGACAGCATCCGGGACGTGGGGCGGGCCCAGAAGGCCCAGGGCCGCGAGGACGCGCGGCAGTGGGGGTCCGCCCTCCGCTCGCAGCGCGCGCAGGTGCGCCTCTTCCGCCAGCGCGACGCCGCCGCAGGCCGCTCCGCGCGCGCCGAGGAGCGGGCGCAGGCCGCGCGGGCGAGGGCCATGCGCCAGGAGGCCAGGGAGCGCCGCGAGGCGGTCGCCGCGGGCCTCGGGGGCGCCGCCGCGACCCTCGGCGGCATCGTGGCGGCCACCACCGCCGCGGCCGCCGCCATCCTCGGCATCGTCACCGCGGTGGGCTCTCTGGTGTTCCGCCTGTCGGAGGCGGTGCTGGAGATGATCGCGTTCCGGGAGGCGTCCATCGCCACCCTCGGGCTGATGTCAGGCGCGGGCTCCGCGCAGGAGCGCCAGCGCGTCGGCGCGGAGGAGTTCGGGTGGGCGCGGCAGTTCGCGCGGGAGACCCCGCTGGACGTGCGCGACGTGATCGGCCTGCGCACCCAGGCCGCGACGGCTGGCTTCCAGGGCACCCGCGCGCGAGACGTCGTGATGGCCTCGGCCGACGTGGGCGCCGCCTCGCCCACCAACCCCATGGCCGCGCAGCGGTTCATGACCGCGATGGGGCAAATCCGCAGCAAGGGCCGCCTCCAGACGGAGGAGCTGAACCAACTCACCGAGGCCGGCGTCTCGCGCGACGCCGTCTTCGCGGAGATCGCTCGCGCCCGCGGGATGCGCGGGACCGACCAGGAGAACAACAACCGCGTCGCCGACCTCATCCGCCGCGGGCAGATCACCGGCGAGCAGGGCAACGCCGCGGTGCTCGCCGCGGTGCGCCAGCGGTCGGGCGGCGAGCTCGGCGGCCTCGCGCGCGCCGGCGGGAGCACCCTCATGGGGACGCTCTCCAACCTCCGCGGCGCCTTCGCTGACTTCGTGCTGGGCGTCGAGGGCATCGAGAACCTCCCCGGCATCGTCGCCCTGAAGAAGACCCTCAACGGGATCGTCGACCTCCTCACCGGCACGGGCCCGACGGCCGTGCGGCTCCGCACGATCTTCGCGGGCATCGTCAACGAGGCCGCCATGTTTGTCGCCACCATCGGCGGCAAGGGCGGCATCGATGGGATCGTGTCACGCGCTCTCGACCTCTTCGAGGAGTGGTACCCGGTCGTGCGGGACGTGCTCGGCGCCTTCGCCTCGTCGGCCTGGTCGACTTTTGTTGAGGAGATGGGGCCCATGCTCGATGTGTTCGGGCAGGTGGGTCAGGACCGTGAAGGGGCGGTGCAGTTCGCGCGGGAGTTCGGCAAGGCCCTCGCGACCATCTTCGCCTTCGGCGTGCGCACCACCATCGCGCTGGCGGCGATGATCCCGGTCGTCACCATGCTCGTCGACAAGTTCCTGAAGCTCGCGGAGACGCTCCTGTCTCTCCCAAACATCTCTGCGATCACGACCGCCGCCAGCGCGGGGCCGCTGGCGCCCCTCATGCTCGGCGGCGCCTACCTCCGCGAACGCTTCGCGGGCATCGGAGCGGAGATCCCCGAGGGGATGCGCGAGGGCGTCGAGGCCAACCGCGGCGGGCTCATGGCGACCATCGCCGCGCTCAACGCCGACATGGAGGCGTCGACCCGCGCCGACCTCGCGATTCAGTCCCCCTCGCGGGTGTTCGCGGAGCTCGGGTCGATGGTGAGCGCCGGCATGGCTCTGGGCGTCGACTCCGGCGCGCGCGACGTGGAGCGCGCCATGGGCGGCATGGTGGCCCCGCAGGGCCTCCCCGGCTTCGGCGGCGACGTCCAGGCCGGGCGCATGCTCGGCTTCGGCGGCGGCACCTTCACCTTCAGCGTGACGGTGCAGAGCGGCGGCGGGGCGGAGATCGGCGAGGCCATCGCCACGCAGGCCTTCGAGCTCTTCGTCGGCAAGATGGAGCGCTCGGCGCTCGCGGCGGGGGAGTGACGTGCCTTCGAAGCTTCTCAACCCCTTCACCGAGGACGGTGCAGCCTGGGACGCGATCGTCTTCGGCGGCGTCCGCTTCGAGGGAGTCGTGTCGGTCACCGGCACCCCCTGGAAGAAGAAGCACGACCACCGCCGCGCGCGAGGCCGCAACGGCGCGCGCAGCGTCGCCACGGGCTGGGACCTCGGGGAGTGGTCGGTCACCCTCACCGCGATCGACGACGAGGACATCGACGCCCTCGGCGAGTTGATCGATGCGGTGACCCAGCGGGGCGAGGGCCAGGACGCCAACGCGCTCGTGCTCGAACACCCCGCGCTCGCGGTCGCCGGGGTCTCCCAGGTGCTCCTAGAGGAGGCGGAGGCCCCCGAGGTGGAGGGCACCAAGGTCACCTGGAAGTGCAAGGTGAAGGAGTACCGCCCCCCGACGCCGCGCCCCGTCACCGCGACCCCCGCCGCCGCTGAGCAGGGTATCGACCAGCCGCCACGGTTCGGCGTCACCGAGTTCGAAGCGCAGTCCGTCCGCCGCACCACCCCGACGCCGCCCTCCTCCGACCCGTGACCGCCACCCTCAACGGCTACCCCGTCGCCGCCCTCACGCTCACCGTGCCCCGCGTGGGGGTGTGGACGGCGGACGTCGAGCTCGTCGACGCGCCGGCCCTCGCCGGGGCGGTGGAGCTCGTCGTCGACGGCCGCACGCGACGCGGGACCGTGCACCGCGGCGGTGTCGAGTCGGAGCGCTGGTCGGGGCGCCTCGTCGGCGGCGCCGGCGGGCTGCACAGCCTGCTCGGTCCGGCCGCCTACGCCGACACCACCCTGGCCGTGGTGCTGGGGGAGACCCTGCGCGACGCGGGGGAGGCCCTCGCGGCGACGTCGGGCGAGCTCACCGCCACCGTGGCCCGGTGGGCGCGCGTCGCGGGGCCGACGCACCACACCGTGGCCGACGTGGCGCGCGGCGCGGGCTACGCCTGGCGCGTCCTCGACGACGGGACCGTCTGGACGGGCCCCGAGGCGTGGACGGCCGTCACCCTCGGCGGGGACCTGGACGTGATCGAGCACGCCCCCGCGACCGGCCGCTACGAGCTCGGCGGGGCCTCGGCGCAGGCGATCGACCCCGGGACGACGATCCCGCTGGACGGCGCCTCCGTGCGGGTCGGCGCGGTGGAGCACCGGCTCTCCGACGACGTCCTCCGCACGGTGCTGTACGCCGACCAGGAGGGCGCGCCCGGCTCGCGCCTCACCGCCGCCTTCGACGCGATGGTGCGGCGGGCGACGCGGCGCCTGGACTACCTCGCGGTCTACCCTGCGAAGGTGGTCCAACAGCGCGGAGACGGGACGCTCGACGTCCTCGCCGACGCGCCCGACGTGTCGCTCCCCCGCGCGATCCCGTACCGCACCCTCCCGGGCCTCGTGCTCGAGGTGCCGGCGGGGACGCGCGTGGGGGTGGGCTTCGAGCAGGGCGACCCCGCGCGCCCCTACGCGGGACTCTGGGAGCTCGGCGACGTGACCCGGTGGACGTTGGACGGCGGGACGCACCGGGCGGCCCGCGAGGGCCACGCGGTGCACGGCGGGAGCGTGCAGATCGTCACCAGCAGCGTCCTCGGCCCGACGGCGTTCACGGTGCAGTACTTGAACGCCGCGGGCGTGCTGCAGGGCATGCCTCAGACGGTCACCCTCGGCGCCGATGCGACGGTCACCCTGGCGCTCCCCGGCGGCGCCATCTCCGAGGGCGCCAGCGTCCTGAGGCTCCCGTGACGGACTACGGCTCTGACATCAACACTCCCGGCGGCGCGGACCTCGATCCGTGGTGGTCGGACATCGGCGGCGCCGAGGCGACGTTGCAGGTGTGCGTCCGCCGGCTGATGACTCCGCGCGGATCGCTTCCTGACGACCCCGCCTTCGGAGAGGACCTCCGGGCCCACGCCAACGACCACGCGACCAACCCGCGCGCCATCGAGGCGGCCATCGTCGACCAGCTCGTTCGCGACGAGCGGGTGAAGCGTGCGGCGGCCGTCGTGACCTTCACCCCGTCGACCGGGACGCTGGCGGTGGCGATCCGCGTCACCCTCGCCGAGGGGACCTTCCGACTCGTGCTCGAGGTGTCGGCCGTCACCGTCACCCTGCTCACCTCCGAGGCCGCATGAGCGCTCCGCCCACCATCACCGTCCGCACCGCAGACCAGGTGCTCGCGTCGCTCCTGTCGACCCTCACGTCGCAGGGGTTCCCGGTCACGTCGTGGCAGAGCGGGGCGGTGCCGCGCACGCTCCTGCGCGCCTCGTCGGCCGCCCTGGCGACCCTCTACGGCCTCGTCGGGGAGATCGGCGGCGCGGCCCTGCTGGACTACGCCTCGGGCCAGTGGCTCACCCTCCACGCGGCCTCCCGCTACGACGTGACGCGCGCGCCCGCGACGTTCGCCGAGCACTCCCTCACGCTCGCCAACGCGAGCGGCGCCGGCCCCTACACGATCGCGCCGGGGGGGCTCCTCATCCTGTCCTCGGGCGGCGTCCGGTTCAGGAGCACCAACACCGCCAACGTGGTGGTGCCGCTGAGCAGCTCCACCACCATCACCGTCCGCGCCGAGGTGAGCGGCACGGCGGGCAACGCCACCCCGGCCGTGATCGTGAGCCCCGCCAACGCCGGGATGAGCAGCTCCTACGGCGCCGTCGTGACCGCTGGGGCCGCCGAGGAGAGCGACGCGTCGCTCCGCGCGCGCTGCAAGGCGAAGTGGTCGACCCTCGGCCGCGGGGCCACCCTCGACGCGTACATCTACCTCGCCACCACCTGCGCCGACGCGCCGACCATCACGCGCGCGAAGGCGATCACGGGCGGCGGCAACGGCACGGTGGCGGTGTACATCGCCCAGACCAGCGCCGTCGCCGACGCGGGGCAGGTGTCGACCGTCCAGGCGTACGTCAACGCCCGCAAGCCCTTCACCGACTCGGCGACCGTCTACGCGGCCTCGGCCGTCACCGTGGACGTGACGGCGACCGTCACCTTCGAGAGCGCCACCTACAACACCAGCACGGCCCGCGCGGCGATCGAGGCCGCGCTCCACACCGCCCTCGACGCGCGAGGCCTCGGCGAGGACGTCGACCTCGGCGCCCTCTATGCCGCGATCCGCGGGGCCGCCGCGGGCATCCTGGACGTGGACATCACCTCCCCGAGCGGCGACACCTCGGTCTCCGACTCGCAGGTGAGCTTCGCCGGCACCCTCGCCCTGACGTACGCCCCGTGACGACCTTCGCGAGCTACCTCCCGGCCCTGTACCCCACCTACCTCCGCGGCCCCTGGGGGCGCCGCTGGGGCGCGGTGGAGGGCGGCGCGCTCGACCTCGTCCTCGACGCTGCGAAGTCCGCGGCGAAGGCGGGCTTCGTGGCCCTCGCGCCCGCGCAGCTCCTCCCGCTGCTGGCGGTCGACGTGCGCCTCGACGCGTCCCCGGGCGAGAGCGACGCGTCGCTCCGCGCGCGCATCCGGGGCGCGTGGGAGGCGTGGAGCTGGGCGGGGACCTACTACGGGATCGCCGTCGCGGTGGGCCTCATGGGCTACGGGACGCCGATCCTACTCTCCTGGCACCAGATGACCTGGGACGCCGACGGGACACGGTGGGCGAGGGGCCGGCTGGTGTTCACCGGCCGGGCGACCTTCGGCGCGTCGACCTTCGGCAGCGCGACCTTCGGCGGGCGCCAGGTGCAGGCGATCGAGAGCGCCGACGCGGCAGTCGTCCGCCCCCAGCTCCGGCGCGTGCTGCGGAAGTGGCTCAACGCCCGCGACCGCATCGAGCGCGTCATCATCGCGCGCGGCGGGGCCCGCTACGGGTCGGCGGTGTTCGGCCTCGACCTCTACGCCACCGAGTCACAGACCCTCTGGGGTGCGCCGATCTACGGCGCCCCTGACACCATCTATGGCGACGCCGCCTTCGGCGTCTTCTGCTGAGGCCACATGAGCACGATCGTCACCCAGACCGCGCAGTACGCCAACACCACGCTGCCGGACCGCCCCCAGGACGGCGAGACCATCTACATGGACGCGGGCGTCGCACCGCAGTGGCCGCTCTGGTCGCGCCTCTACGACCGGACGGCCCACCACGAGGCGGCGGTGTTCGGCCTGCTGTCGTGGAGCGGCGACCTCGCGATGGCGCCCGGCGGGAGCGCGTCGAGCTTCACCCTCACCGTCGGCGCCATCAACGCCGTCAACCTCTACGGGGCCAGCGCCTCGAAGGTGCTCGCGTACGCGGGCGGCACCATCGGCGCCTCGAAGATCCAGGGCGGTGGCAACCTCGCCAACAGCACCTGGTACTACGTCTACGCCTACAACAACGCGGGCTCGATCGATTTCGAGATCAGCACCACCGAGCCCAACGCGAACCGGGTGATCAAGTCGGGCGACTCGACGCGTCGCTACCTCGGGTGCTTCAAGACGGACTCGGCGGGGGCGCCGCTTCCGATGCGCAAGGTCGGCAACCTCTGCCTCTATCGGGTCTCGGGCATGGCAGCGACCGACATGCGGGCACTCAACGCCGGCACCACGACGGGCTCCTACGCGACGGTGGCGCTGGCCACGTGGGTCCCGCCGCACGCCCGAGTCGCGCGCCTGCGCGGGCTCCTGAAGGCCGTCGCGGGCGTCGGCGGCCAGGGCCTCGCCTACGTGCAGTCTGGGGGCGACTCGGGCGGCGGGTCGGAGACGCTGTTCACCACCGACACCGCGGGCGAGTTCGGCGGACACTCCTTCGATGTGGAGACCGACTCCTCACGCCAGGTGCAGTACCAGAACAGCATCGCCAACCTTGAGCTCACCCTCTACGTCCACGGCTTCTACGAGTAGCCCTCATTCGGGCGCACACACCCGCACCTGCCCCGTCGGCAGCATCCGCACCACGCACCGCTCCCCCGCGCCACACGCCCCCCCGTCCTCGCACCCCTGGTAGCAGGCCACCCCGAGGCACACGCCGCCGACGGGGCACTCCTCGTCACGCCCGCGGGGGCACGACCCGGTGGAGGTAGCGTCGCGCGGCCCGTCGACTGCTGCATCGGCATCGGCGTCGGCGTCGGCCGCCGGCGACGCGTCCGCGCTGACATCGGGCCCGATGTCAGGAGCTGCGTCCCTCCCCGCGTCGACCCCCGCCTCGAGCGTCCCGCCGTCCGCGCACACACACGCCGTCCAGGCACCGCCCGGCCCGCACTCCTGCGCCCCCTGGGCGCCGCCGGGGCAGGGGCAGGAACGGGCAAGACCTGGCGCTCCGCACGAGGGGAGCGGTTCGGCTCCGCAGGCGAGGGAGGCGGCAACGAGGGCGGCGAGGAAGGTGGGGCGCATGGCGGGTATCCTACGGGACGAGGGGGTAGCTGTAGTACGTGGCGCCCTCTTCGGCGCGGGTGACGCATCGCACTTCGATGAATCCGTGCTCGCGGAGCGACTCCCCCAGGGGCTTGTCGGCCGCTCGGCGCTCCGCGAAGCGGCGGGGCCAGGAGCGGTTGCACCGCCGCGTCACATAGAGAGCGGCGACCGGTGGCGACCCGACCGCCCCCGAGCGCTCGATGGACGAGTCGAAGATGGCGAGCCCGCCGGCGACCACGTTCATTCGCTGCTGTTGGGGCAACGCCGCAAGCTGCTCCCGCAGCGAGGCGTCCACCGGCTGCATCGTCGGGGCACCCTCCGGGACGGGCTGCATCGTCGAAGGCGTCCCCGCGTCGGCGTTTCTGGCCTGCCTCCCGCTCCGACCAAACACCCCGCAGACGGCGCACGTCGCGACGATGGCGCCCAGCGCCGCAAGGGCCGTGACGGCGGGCGACTGCGGCGGCTTCGGGGGCGGAGGCGGCGGGCCCCACCCCTGCGGGGCGCCCCAAGGCTGCTGTGGGTAGCTCATGCCCCGGCACGCTACCCCGCCCCGCCCCTCTTGAGAGCTCTCCTTCGAACACCCCCACCGGAGTCCCATGGCCCTCACCTGCAACGTCCCCGGCCGGGCGGCGACCATCGCCGCCACCGCCACCGTCAACACCCTCGCGCTGGACTACGCCCGGCGCTGGCGCCTCACGATCAAGAACACGCACGGGTCGCAGACGCTGACGGTCTGCCGCCTGCGCCGGCGCACGCACCGCGCGGGCCCGTGGTCGGAGTGGGTCGCCGTGGCTTCGGGGCTCCCCGTCGCCGCCGGCGCGACGCTCACGATCACGCCCGACGGCGACGACTGCGCCGAGGACCTGGACGTCGAGCTCACCGCCAGCGGCGCCGGGACCGGCGTGGAGTTCTGGCTCGCGGGGGCGCAATGAGCGGCGGGTTCGTCATCAACGACGTGGCGACCGGCGGCGGCGCCGTGGGCGACCTCTCCGACGTGGGCGCCGCGGGGGAGGCGCTGGCGCAGGCCGAGACCGCGGCGGAGGCGCTGGCGGAGCTCGGCGCGCGCGCCACGCTCCCCTCCACGGGGTGGACGGACGTCGTCACCGGCACCGCGACGGTGGCCCACGCCGCGGGCGTGCACACGCTCTCCGTCGGCAGCGGCGAGGCGGCCGAGGCCCACACCCCCGCGCCGTCGACCGCGGAGTGCCCCGCGCTGGAGCTGATCGCGCGCATCGACGTGACGACGGGCGCCCCGGGGACCGACTGGTGGGCGGCGATCGAGCTCCGGTCGACCGACGGCGCCGATGCGCTCATCACGCAGGTGTCGCAGGCCGGGGCGGTGCAGGCGTGGCGCGTCCTGTCGACCTCCGGCACGATGCTCGCGTCGACAGGCGCCGTCGACCTCACCACCGGCAACACCTACCTGCGGCTCGTCGTGACGCCCGCGATGGTGGCCTACTACTTCGGCACCGGCAGCGGGGACACGCCCCCGACGTCGTGGACGAAGGTGCACGAGGTGGCGGTCGACGTAGGCCAGTACGCCCGCGGCGCGCTCACCCGCGTGGGCGTGCGCGTCGGGCGCACCGCGAGCGGCAGCGGCACCTACACCACGGAGTTCCGCGCGGTGCAGGTGCGCGTGCTCGGGCTCGCGCCGTGACGGGGGCCGACGTCCTCGTCGTCGACGACGCGCCCGCCGTCGCCGCGTCCATCGCTCACGACCTCACGGCCGCGGGCCACCGCCCCCGCGTCGCGCTCACCGTCAGCGCGGCGCAGGCGGAGCTCGCGCGCGCTCTGCCCGATGCGGTGGTGCTCGACCACTGCCTCGACGCCGATGCCTCGCTCCTCCGCCACGCGCTCGTCCACGACCGACTCCCGGTGCTGCTGGTGAGCGGCCTCGACGACGACGTCGCGGTCGGCGTCGCCGGGACCCACGGCTGGAGCTTCCTCCCGAAGCCCGTCGACGCCGACCTCCTCACCTCCACCCTCGCCGCCCTGCTCACCCCCCAGGAGACCGCCCCGATGTCCGACCGCCCCTCGATCGTCCCCGACGCCTCCGACGCGCCCGCGCCCATCGCGCCGCGCGCCGAGGCCCCGCTCCCCGCGCCGCCGCCCGCCGCGCAGTTCACCCCGAGCGGCCGCCCCCTCAACGTCCCCGTCGCCGTGCAGGTGCTCGACCGGCTCGGGGACATCGTCGGCGTGATCGTGGTCGCGCACCTGTGCGCCGTCGGGAAGATCGGCGGCGAGGTGGCGGTGATCGCGATCGGCGCCATCCTCGGCGTGGGGACCGGCCTGCGGCAGGTGGGCGCGCGCGCCGGGACCGCCACGGGGCTCTCCGTCGTGGGGCTCCTCCTCCTCGGCGGCCTCCGCTGGCTCGCCCCCGCCGCCGGCGCCGCCGAGCTCGCGCGGGTGAGCGGGGTGTTCGGGCTCCTCGCCGTGCTGGTGCTCGGCGGGTGTCCCCAGGTGATCCGGGAGCCCGCCGTCCCCGCGCCGCCGCCCGGGTGCGACGGCGGCGCCAGCGTGTG